CATGCCAGCGAGGCGACACCAGCAGCTGGGTGCGGTCGGGTTGGGCGTAGTGCGCACCGCTGGGGCCACAGCCGGTTTGCAGCAGGCAGGCGTCGCGGTCGGCGCCGCGCTCGCTCACATCACCCCAGTGGCTGCGCAGCTCTGCTTCGCTGAAGCAGTTGTAGTGCTCCACCGCAGCGGCCGGCATCTGCCAGGCCTGGGCCAGCAACTTGCGCAGAGCATCGCCCGGGTCGGCCTGGTGGCCAATGACCTCGAAGAAGACGGTGATCTCTGACTCGGCCTGCGGGTGGCCGGTGTAGACAAAAGCTCTGTAGAGCACGGCGGTTCCTTGGTTGCGTGGGGCACTGCTGCCCCGGTGGGTAGGCCGCGCAGGCAATGCGCGGACGGGGGTTGTTTGCGGCATGTCGCGGGTGTGCGGGTCAGCGGGCGCGCTGCATGCCGGCGGCGTTGATGTCGCGCACGTCCTTGGCCAGCTCGCCGGCCTTGATGCCCAGCAGCACGGCAATGCGGTGGCTGGCGCCACGGCTGCAACTGCGCCGGGGGTTGGCCGCCAGAATTTCGTAGACCAGCTGGCGGCTGACCTTGTGCGTGCGGCTCCACTCGGCGATGGATATGCCCAGGAGATCGAACTCCTTGCGCACTTCTGCGGGCTTCTTCAGGGCGGTGGTTTGCTTCATACTGTGTGCGTTTGCGTGCTTGTTCAGGAGGTGGAGCAATGGCCGGGGATAAGGGGCTGGGAGATTTCTTCGCAGTGCAGATGGCCACGCTCACGCGGCTGGTCGTGCACCTGGACGAGCGCGGCGTAGCAGACGGGCAAGCGTTCCTTGCGGAACTGGTGAAAGTTGGGCAAGGGCTTCCACCCGGGCAACACATCGCGCAAGAAATGCTCTGCAAGACCTTGCAGGCTCAGCTTGAGTCGTCGCGCTCTCGGCGGCGGCAGCCCACATCTGGCAGTCACTGACGTATGCCGCACTCACCTCGTCATGCAGTAGCGCTTGCGCTGCAGCCAGGTGCTTTTCACGACGGGCCTGGCCAGCGGCAAGCTCGCGCTCAAACCAGGCCTTGATCTCAAGGCGCTGCTGGCGTGCGCGCCACGCCGCCAGCGGCTTTTGATTCGTTTTGCGTTTTGCTGTTTGCATTTACAGGCCCTAATGAGAAGGAGTGCATTGCGGTGGGTATGGGTGAGAGTATGGAACCAAATGATTACATGCGTCAAGTGATTGATGGAACCGAATGACTCCGTAGGTGATCGCCTACGTGAGGAGCGCCTACGGCTGGAGTTGAAGCAGGAGCAAGTCGCTTCTGCCGCTGCTTTGGCTGGAGTCAAAGGCGCCACACGACAGTCGCAGTCGCTGTACGAGAAGAGCGAGCGGTCGCCTGACGCGGCCTATCTCGGTGTGGCAGCGAAGCTCGGCATCGACGTGCGCTACGTCATCACCGGCTCACGCGACTACGACCCACCCGCGCCACTGACCGCTGAAGAGCAGACGTTGCTGAGCTACTGGCGCCAGGCGTCCAGCGACACCCGCAAAGCGGCGCTCGGTGCGCTGGTGGGGGCCAAGCCAGTGACCAGGTCGCGCGTGCAGATCGGCGAAGTGGGACAGCACGTGCACGGCGACCTGCACCTGCAGGCGCAGACCATCAACATGGGCGGCAAGAAACGGTGAGCGGAAAGCGTCGCCCTGTCAGGCCTTACAGCCCGCAAACGCGGGGGCCCAGGCCTGCCCGGGCACCCAGCAAAGGCCTGAGGCAATTGGCGCTGCTCAAAATGAGCTTGGGAGCAACAACACAAAGGGCCGCAACGTGCCTGACCGAAAGTTTTTCGTTCGCCGCGCGGGCCAGTTTGTGGCCAACGATGTACACGTGCACCACCACTGGCCCGAGTCAGCGCCACCAGATGACCCCGCCATGTCGCAGCAGTGCCCACAGTGCCGCCGGCTTACCTGGCGCTATACCAATCACTGCATGCATTGCCACCTGGACCTGCGCGCCTGGCGCACCCGCACCCGGCTGCTGGCTACCTGGCGCAAGCTTGTTTCACCGCTGGCGCGGCTGCGCCGGTAGCGCTGTGGGCTGAGCAGAACCCAGCATTCGCATCGCCCGCAAGCCGGGCACAACAGGGAGGAAGAACCATGCAAATGGTCACTCGATTCGGGCGATCTATTCCGGCAGACGCAGCGTTCATCGCTTGGACCGGCGCGGACATCAATGCCATGTTGGCCGCACTTTCAGTGCCCACGAATGCAGTCGATAGGCACCACCTGCTGAGTTCGATCGTTGGTCACTTCTACCGGGTCAGGGCCACCACCAAGGGCGCATCACAGAAGCTGCGTACCTATGCCCAGATGCACATGCGCGAGATGCCAGAGCTGTTGCCAGAGCTGGAGCGTGACTGGCGTGAGGGCCGTCTTGCAAGGGGCAGCCATGACGGCATTGAATATGCGCCGCCAATGGTCGGCACGTTTGACTCTCTTTGCATGCTGCTGTGCGAGCTGGGCGAATTTGATGCAGCGCTCGATGTGTGGCGCAAGGCTGCAGAGGTGGACTACATCGAGATCGAAGGTCTCGACTACTACGCCAAGCTGATCGAAAAGCGGCGCAAGCGGTTTGCCAAGGCGCCGCCAGTGGTGCTCTAGCGAGGGAGAAAACGGCATGCAAAGACAAATTCCCTACATGCGCCACCGCACCGACACCAACCCTGCAAAGCTTCACGCTGGCGACGGGGAAGTGCGTGCCTGCGCGGAGAATGGCACCATCCACCCAAAGAAGCCCAGCATGCGCATCACAGCACGCACCACCATCGTCCTGGCCCTGCTGGCTGTGGCCGCCACCGCCACCTACGCGCAGGACGCGGCCGAACGAAAGTTCATCCGCGCGGGCATGGATGAAGCCGAGGTGCTGGTCAAGCTGGGCAAGCCAGACCACGAAAGCCAGGTCAGCGGCAACGGCGCAGCAGTGCGCGTGGTGCGCTGGAGCTACCTGCCCCACGCGCGCGACGCGCAGACGTTGACCATCATCACCCTGCGCGGCGGGCGCGTGTATCAGGTGGAGCGCAAGATTTCAAGGTAGACCTGCAGAGCGGGCACAACACAGGGAGCAACCAGCATGCAAAGAAAGTGCGTCAAGTGCGGCCACACCAATTTGGACGCCACGGGCAGTGACACCGAAGAATGTCCTTCGTGCGGCGTCATCTACGCCAAGGCCGTGGCCACAGCCAGCCGGCCTATCACCCCCGCCATGCAAGCCCGCCAGGCCAGCACAGCGCGCGCCTCGGGCTTTGGCTCGACACGGCCGGCACCGGCAGTAGATACGCCTGACCTGGTGCGGGCGTCGTTTGTAGACCAGATGCGCGCTGAAAGCCTGTACCCCACGTTTCGTGCATTCACGCAGATGGGCTACATCATCGGCCTGGTCGTTGCCGGCGTCATCGCCGTGGGCGCGGTGCTGGCCTTCTTCAAGAGCGGCCCCGTTTTGGCGGCAGGCTCAATGTGCGCCGCCATCTTTGTGTGGCTCGTTTCGCGGGCGTTCAAAGAGACCTCACTGATGCTGGCCGACATGAGCGACGCAATGGTGCGCATGGCGGCCAAGCAAGGCGGCTGACCGCGCCTTGACTCGTCCTAAGCCGGTTTAGCTACCGGCTTGCGCCCATGCCCCGCACATTGCGGGCATGGCGGCATTCAAGCTTCGGCTCCAACTGGTCCAGGGTGAGGACTTTCACAAGCGCTTCACGTGGAAGACCGGCACCCCGGCGCTGCCCGTTGACCTGACGGGTTGCACGGCGCGCATGCACATGCGCGCCTCTATCGACTCGCCCACGGTGCTGCTGGGCCTGTCCACTGACGACGGCACCATCACCCTGGGTGGCACGGCGGGCACGGTGGACATGGACCTCACCAACGTCGTCACTGCCGCCGTGAGTTGGACGTCTGCCGTCTACGACCTTGAAATCGTCTTCCCCAGCGGCCAGGTGAGGCGCCTGCTCAAAGGCCCTGTGGCGGTGGACCGCGAGGTGACCCGTGCTTGAGCAACTGATCGTCGAGGTTGCCGGCGCCACCGAGCTGATCGAAGTCGCTGAGCAAGGCCCGCCAGGCCCGCAAGGGCCACCCGGGGGCAGCGGCTCAGAGCTGACCATCTTTACTGCGGGTGACGCCGTCTCTGGCCACCAGGCGCTGGCCGCCCAGGGCAGCGGTGCGGTGGTGCATGCCAGCTGCCTGGTGGCTGCACACCTGGGCGCCGTGGCCGGCATAGCCACCGAAGCGGCCGCAGCCGCAGCGCCTGTCTCGGTGCGCACCGCCGGCCTCATGCAGCACGCCGGCTGGACCTTCACCCCTGACCAGCCCGTATTCCTGGGTGCCGCGGGCGCCCTGGTGCAGGCCTTGCCCGTGGGCGCACTGTTTGCGCAGGTGCTGGGCTGGGCCCGTTCCGCAACCTTGCTGCAGGTCAGCCTGCAGCCACCCGTTCTTCTTCAACCATAGGAGCCTCACATGGCGGCCAAAAAATTCATCCGCCTGGTGGCGGGCGTGCTCACCGAAATCTTTGGTGTGCAAAGCAGTGCAGGTGCTGGCAACGCGGGCGACATTGTTGCGCTTGACGACACCGGCAGGATCGACGCCACCATGATGCCGGTGGGCATAGGCGCCGAGGTGAAGATCATCCAGGCCAGCGAGGGGCTGTCTGCCGGCGACTTTGTCAACGTTCATGACGGGGGCGCAGGTGTGTTCCGTGCCCGCAAGGCCGACGCCACCGTGGCCGGCAAGGGCGCCAATGGCTTTGTGCTGGCGGCCGTGACCAGCGGCAACGACGCCACGGTGTACACCGACGGTGTCAACAACCAGGTCACTGGCCAGACACCGGGCGACGTGTACTTGCAAACCACCGCAGGCGCTGGCGGTGCCACGGTGCCCAGCGCGTCTGGCAACGTGGTGCAGCGCATCGGCACAGCTCTCAGCGCTACTGAGGTGGCGTTTGAGTACTCGCGCCCTGTCACCCTGGCTTGACGCTGGCCGCCATGTTGACCCCCGCGCTCGTGCTGGTGTACTCCAGGGGCTGGAGCATCGGCAGCCCCCTCATCCGCCACGCTGACCGCTGGGGCGCCTGGAGCCACTGCTGCGTGCTGGATGCTGATGGCCAGCACGTGCTGGAGTCGCGCGCGTTCGCAGGCGTGGTACGCACGCCGTGGCCTGAGTTCGTTGCCCGCACCTCGCACCTGGATCAGGTGGAAGTGGCCTGCCCCAATCCCGCCGCCGGCTTGGCCTGGGCTCACAGCCAGGTGGGCAAGGGCTACGACTACCTGGCCATCTTCGGCAACCTGGTGCGGCAGTCATGGCAAGAGCCCAGCCGCTGGCACTGCGCTGAATACGTGGAGCAGGCCCTGGTGCAAGCGGGCCGCCAGCGCTTCAGGCGCGAAACCTGGCGCATCAGCCCTAACAACTCTTGGAGCGTCCTATGACCCCCGCCCAACAAGCGGCACTGGAAGGGCTTGCGGGCCGCACGCTGCTGCCCGCAGAACTGTCAGGCATAGAGCTCCTGCTTAACCCGGAAGACCGGCGTGACGACCTCATAGCCGCTGTGCTGTCCGCAGGCCGCACCGAAATCCACAGCCGCATGACGAGCTCACGCGGCTTGGCCGAGCTCTACCCTGCTGGGCCTGCCGGCGCAGAGGTCGTGTTGATGAAGCTGGAAGGCGCTGCCGCCGCGCTCAAGACCAGCAGCGACCAAGGGGAAAAGGTGCTCGGCTCGCTCATCGGTCGCCAGCTCGGGTTTCTCAATGGCGAGGGGCTGGACTTCGGAAGTGGCGCCCTGCGCGGCATGCTGGACCAATTCGTCAGCCTTGGTATCCTGACCGCCGACGAAGTGGCGGGCTTGAAGTCGATTGCAGTGCGCGCCGCACCGGTGCCCGTGGATGTTGTCAGCCGTGCGCTGAACATCGCAGAAGGAAGGATGGTCGTCTGACATGGCTGCTGGTGACCCCATCGTTGCCGTTGGCACGATCAAGACCTTGGAAGCCTCCGGCGCGGCTGTCACCAACGGCTCTGTGGTGCAGGCCGACGACGCCAATTACAGCCTGGCCGATGACGCCGCGAGCTGGCCCGACGCCGAATTCCTGCTGTCCGCAGCCTGGACGACGGCGCCCACTGAAGGACGGGTGGTGAATCTCTATGCGCGCCCGTTGGACATCGACGGCAGCGCCGATGCCGAAGCGCCAGAGTCCTCCAGGCCCACGCTCTTCGTGGGGTGCTTCGTCGCCAACAACGTGGGCGGGTCGGCCACTCAGCACATGCCTCTGCAAGGGCTGATTGCTCGTGACCTGCCGCGCCTGGCCAGCTACTTCCTGCACAACGACAGCGGGCAATCAGTCAACTCAGGCTGGGTGCTCAAGGTGATACCACGCAACGTGATTCCGTCACCTTGACCTTGAGGTAGTGGCGGTGTCCTCGCTCATCCTGCCCTCGCGCCGGTTCGTCAACGCCTACCCGGCAGGCTTGCCTGGTATTGAGTGGGACCACCCTATTGCTCGGGGGCTTTGCGGCTTCTTGTGGTGTGGTGGCCCCAGGCCCGTTGACCTGGTCGAGCCACTGACGCAGTTCAGCACGTCAAACGCCACCGTCGCAATGGGTGGCAGAGGCCCCATCACCAGCACCGCCGGCGCGGTGACGGGTATCTACACGCCGCGCAACTCGGTCGCGCCTCTCGGCCGCTGGGCCATTCCAACCGTTCCGCTGTCGCTCTTCGGCTTCTTCTCGTTCACCTCATCAGCCAGTACCCGCAGCCTCCTCGCAGTCGGGTACGGGGCCCTGCAGGCACTTGACACATATGGGGCGCGAGGCAGGATGGTCCGCGCGTACGTTGACGGCACAGCGCGCAGCGCTGAATCCGGGACATGGAGTGCCGGCGAAGCGGTGCGCGGGATGGTCGTCACCTCTACCACTGTCTCTGGCTACGACGCGGGCGCCAAATTTGCCGACTCCGCCCCATACAGCGGCGCCGGGGTGGCCTACCCGGCGCCCTACTCCCGGGTCTCCTTTATGGGCGACCCGGACTCCACGCCAGTAAGCGGCGCGGGGTACTGGCTGGGCATTTGGGCTCGCGAGTTGTCTGCAGGCGAGGTGCACAGCCTCAGCGAAGCGCCATTCCAGCTGCTGCGTGCCAGGTCACGGCGGTTCGTCGTCGGCGCCAGCGGCATACCTGCCAATGCCCTGTGGCTGGACAGCGTGGGTGGTTTTGTGCGCGCCGGCAGCGCGGGCAGCAACAAGCGCATGCACCTCATGGCCGACGGGTCGATGGTCGCAAGTGCGGCGGCGGTGCCTGGTGGCAAGGCTATGCAGATGGACGCGGCTGGTCACTGGGGCGCCTGACGGCACGTGCCGTCATAAACCGGAATAGCTACCGCCATCCGCGCGCGCGGGCCACAGTGCCCGCATGCATCACCCAGCACCAGACCCCACACCGTTGCCGCCGCACCTGGCCGGCGGCGCTGCGCCCATGCCTGCGCTCGTGGCCGCCATCGGCGCCACGGCCGCTGCACTGGTGCTGCTGCTGGTGCCGGCGCACGAGGGCACTGTGCTCAAGGGCTACCGTGACATTGCCGGGGTGGTCACCGCTTGCACCGGCAACACCAGCGCCGCCGTGCTGGGCAAGCGCTACACGCCAGACCAGTGCCGCCAGCTGCTGGCCAGCGACCTGGTCAAGCACACCCGCGATCTGGACTGCATCACCACACCCACACCGCTGCAGCCGCACGAGCGCGCGGCGCTGCTGAGCTTTGCCTTCAATGTGGGGCCTGGCCGTGCGGGTGTGAAAGACGGCCTGTGCACCCTGAAAAGCGGCCGCCCGTCCACGCTGCGCGTGCTGGCCAATGCGGGTGACATGCCCGGCGCCTGCGCCCAGCTATCGCTATGGACTGGGGTGCGCGGACGCGACTGCGCGCTGCGTGAGAACCGGTTCTTCTGCGGTGGCATCGTGCGCCGCCGCGCCGATGAGCGCGCCATGTGCGAGGGCCGCTACATCGGCGCGCCGCCAGCAGCAGCTGCGTCCGCTGCATCGGCTGCGTCAGGAGCTGCGCCATGAAGGCAATCGCTGCTCTCGCGCTGCTTTTGATTTTCGCCTGCGGTCTTGGGTCTGGCTATTTGCTGGGTGGCCAGTCTGCCAAGGCCACTGCCCAGGCCGACAAGGACAAGGCCCAGCGCGCACAGCGCCAGGCCATAGACCAGGCCGTGGACCAGGCCCGGGCCGACGGCGACGCAACCACTGCCGCGCTGCGCGAGCAGTTTGCGCTGGCCAGCCGCTTCAACGCCACCCTTGATGAAAGGCGCCGCCATGCCCAGCTCACCGTGCCAGCCCCGCGCTGCGCAACCCCAGCGCCTGCCGCGCCCAGCATTGCGCAGGTTGGCCAGCCAGCACAGCAAGACGCCGAAGTGGCGGCAGCTGCTGACCCTGAGCTCACTCTGGCTGCTGTCAGCCTGTGGAACAGCGCCCTTGCCGGTGGTGATGTGCCCGCCGGTGCCTGCCGAGCTGCTGGCACCGATGACGCAGCCTGTGCCGCTGGGTCCGGACTCCGCATCACGCACGCCTGGGGCGACCACGCCGCAAACGCCGCGTCATGCCTTGCAGACCGCCAGCGCGCCAGCGCGCTGATCGCGCTGCTGTGCAAGCGCCCCGGCCAGCCTGGCTGTGCCAATCACCCCCCGACCACCGAGCCCGCACATGACTGAGATTTACCTCGCCCTGGCCGCCATGCAGTTTTTGTGGCTGGTGGGGTTGACCTTCAAGACCTGGGCCAGCAAGCCGGGCGAAGACGCCACCCGGGCCGCGCAGGCTGCCAGTGAAGCCGCAGAGCGCATCAAAGGCCGGGTGGACGTTTTGGAAGAGCGCATCAAGCACATGCCCAGCAGCGACGAGCTCATCCAACTGGAAGGCACCGTGAAGGCGATACAGGCCACGCAGACCCAAATGACCGAAAGCGTGAACGTGGTGCGCAACACCGTGGCGCGCATCGAAGACCACCTGCGCCGCAACAGCAAGGACTGAGACCATGTCCACCAAGAGCTATTCCGAAATGGAGACCGAAGACCGCCGCTTGGTGCTGCTGCGCGCCCTGGAAAAGGCGGTGATGTACCGCGCAAACATGTTCTTGCTGCGCGACTACGCCGAGGCAGTTGGCCATACGGTCAGCGCCGATCGCCTGGCCGCTGATCTGGCCTGGCTGAAAGAGCAGGGGCTGGTCACGCTGCACACAGCAGAAAGCGTGACCGTGGCCACCCTCACAGAACGTGGCCGTGACGTGGCCACCGGCCGGGCCGAGGTGCCAGGCGTGCAACGGCCGCATCCCGGCTACTGAGGCCGGCATGCCACGCATCAGCAAGATCGCCAAGCTGCCGCCCGAGCTGCGCTCGCGTCTGCAGCGCGTGCTGGCCAGCAACGGCTACGGCGAGATCCACGCGGCCACCGAACAGCTGAACGAGTGGCTGGCGGCCGAAGGCCTGGACACCAAGGTCGGCAAGTCGGCCGTAGGCGAAGAAGCCAAGCGCCTCAAGCGTCTGCAGGAGAACATTCAAGTCACCACCGAGTCGGCACGTGTGATCGCCGAGATGTCGCGCGACGACGGTGACGTGCGCAGTGAAGCCATCATGGCCACCGTACAGACCGACATCTGGAAAACGCTGCTTGAGCTGCGTGAGGCCGACTCGCTGAAGGATCCTTTGGACCGCCTGAAGGCGCTGACCAAGGCCGGTACCAGCGTGGGCGAAATGAGCCGCGCCCGCGTCAGCCAGGCCAAGTGGCGCATTGATGTGGACGCCAAGATCAAGGCCGCCGAAGAGAAGATCACCAAGCTGGCCCGCAAGGCCGGCGCAGACCCCAAGACGGTGGCCGAGATCCGCGCCACCATCCTGGGCATCACCCAGCGCCTGGCGCCCGCAGCATGAGCAAGCTGCGCAAGACCGCTGCAGCCGTGGCTGCTGCTGTGGCGATGGGCGCCGCAGCAGCCACCGGATCGGCGAACCCGCTTGACCTGCTCACGCCGCAGGCCGCCACCAACGCCCCACCGCCGGTGCTGCTGCGCTACCAGGCCGAGTGGGTTGCAGACGACAGCCAGCTCAAGTTGGCCGAAAAGGGCCGCCGCATTGGCCTGACCTGGGCCGAGGCCGCAGACGACGTGCTCATTGCCTGCGCCGAGCGCGGCAGCAATGTTTTCTACATCAGCGCCACCCAGGACATGGCGCGGGAGTACATCGAAGCCTGCGCCATGTGGGCCCGGGCTTACAACGTGATCGCGGGCGAGGTGGCCGAGGGCATCTTTGCTGACGAAGGCAAAGACGGCGCCGAGCGCCACATCCGCACCTACCAGATCACTTTCCCGGGCAGCGGCCACCGCATCGTGGCGCTGAGCAGCCGCCCGGCCAACCTGCGCGGCAAGCAGGGCGTCATCGTCATCGACGAAGCCGCCTTCGCCCCCGACCTGGCCGGCTTGCTGAAGGCCGCGCTGGCCATGCTGATGTGGGGCGACAAGGTGCGCATCATCAGCACCCACGACGGTGCCGAGAACCGCTTTGCGCAGCTGATTGCCGAGATCCGCGCCGGCAAGCGTGGCAAGGCCACCGTGCACACCATCCCGTTCCGGCGCGCGGTGGCAGACGGCCTGTACCGCCGCGTGTGCCTGCGCAAGGGCCTGGTGTGGACGCAGCAGGCCGAAGACGCCTGGGTGGCTGCCACCTATGCCTTCTACGGCGACGACGCGCCAGAAGAGCTGGACGTGGTGCCCAACCTCAGCGCGGGCGCCTACCTGAGCCTGGTGCTGATCGAGCAGCGCATGGTGGCCTGGCAGCCCGGCCAGGTGCCCAGCATCGTGCGCGGCCGCTGGGACGACGCCTTCGCCTTCAGCAGCGAAGAGACCCGCACCTACGCCATTGCCGGCTGGCTGCAAGAGAACGTGGCGCCCCTGCTGGCCAAACTGCACCCCGACCGCCGCCACTGCTTCGGCGAGGACTTCGCACGCAACCAAAACTTGAGCAGCTTCACGATCCTTGAAGAAGGCGTTGACCTGGTGCGCCGGCCCAAGCTGCAGATCGAGCTCTTCAACTGCCCCTTCACGTGCCAGGAACAGATCCTGTTTTTCATCATCGACCGGCTGCCCCGCTTCAGGGGTGGCGCAATGGATGCCGGCGGCAACGGCAGCGCCCTGGCCGAGAAGGCAGCGCAGCGCTACGGCACCGAGATGATCGAGCGCGTGATGCTCAGCGACGCCTTCTACCGCGACCACATGCCCAAGCTGAAGGCCGCGCTGGAAGACGGCACGCTGGTGGACATTCCCCGTGACGAGCAGCTGCGCGACGACCTGCGCGCCATTCGCGTGATCGGCGGCGTGCCCAAGCTGAAAGACGGCGACAGCAACCAAAGCGCCGCTGCCCGCGCTGCGGCCGCTGAAGGTGGCGGCAAGGTCAAGCGCCACGGCGACTTTGCGATCAGCCTGTTCCTGGGCGTGTACGCCTTCACCCGCGAGGCGGGCGAGATCGCGTGGACGCCGGTACCGGCCAACGCCAGCGCATGGGCCGAGGCCGCAGAAGCCGCCGGCCGAGCCTTGCGCATGCGATCCAACGCGGCCGAAATGGACGCGATGGCCGGCATGGGCAGAGGGGACGACGCATGGTGACGCCAAACGGCCAGGCTCCCCAAGGGCAAAACAAGCCCAAGCACCCGTTCCGGAACGTTTCTGTGGGCCCCAGGGAAAGGTCTGGCTACCACCCTAGCCAAAAGCGGCTCGGCGCCTTAAACGCCCGCATTTCCAAACCCGCCCCAAACCCGCACCGCACCGGAGCCGCACATGGCACTCGTTGACCAATACGGCCAGCCCATTGACCTGGGCCTGCTGGCCGAGCCCCAAACAGCTGACACCGCCTGGCTGGTGCGCGAATTCGACACCCACCCGGCCAAGGGGCTGACGCCATCGCGCCTGGCCAACATCCTGCAGGCGGCCGAGCAGGGTGACTGGATTGGCCAGCTCGACCTGGCCGACGACATGGAAGAGCGCGACGGCCACCTCTATGCCGAGCTGGGCAAGCGCAAGGGCAGCATTGCCGCGTTGGACGGCGACGTGGTGGAGCCCGTTGGCGCCACCGCGCAGGAAAAAGTATGGACGGCGCTGATGCGCGAATGGTTGGGTGCCATACCCGACTTTGAAGACGTGCTGCTTGAGATGATGGACGGCGTGCTCAAGGGCAGCGGCTGCCATGAACTGGTGTGGCAGCAAGAGGGGCGTGTGCGTGTGCCCCAGCTCACCTTCACCCCGCAACGCTGGTTTGTGCCTGACGCTACGCGAAAGGGTCTTTTGTTGCGCAGCGCCACCAACATGGCGCCGCCGCCCAAAGGCATGGAAGGCCTGGCCCCCGTGATGGGCGAGCCGCTGCGCCCGCTGGCCTGGATGGTGCACATCCCCAGGGCCCGCAACGGCTACCTGGCGCGCAGCAGCCTGGTGCGGGTGCTGGGGTTCCCGTACCTCTTCAAGCACTACGGTGTGCGCGACCTGGCCGAGCTGCTGGAAATCTGCGGCCTGCCGCTGCGTCTGGGCCAATACCCGGCCGGCGCATCGGCCGAAGAGAAGCTGACCCTGCTGCGCGCCGTGACCGACATTGGCCACAACGCGGCCGGCATCATTCCCCAGGGCATGAAGATCGACTTTCAGCAGGCCGCGCAAGGCACGCAGGTGCCCTTCATGGCCATGATCCAGTACATGGACGCTGTGCAGAGCAAGGTGATCCTGGGCCAGACGCTCAGCGCCAGCGAAGGCCAGAACGGCACGCAAGCCCTGGGCACCGTGCACGAGAAGGTGCGCATGGACATACGCGCCACCGACGCACGGCAGATTGAAGGCACCCTCACCCGGCAACTGCTGGTGCCGATGGGGCTGATCAACATCCCCGGCTTTGACCCGCGCCGCACGCCCCGCTTCAAACTGGACCTGGGCGAAAGCGAAGACGTAAAGGCCTACGCCGACGCGCTGCCCGGGCTGGCCAGGGCGGGCATGCGTATCCAGGTAGCCTGGGCGCACGAGAAGCTGCGCATACCGATGGCCAAGGACGGCGAGCCGATCTTGGAAGTTGAATCGCCAAGCGGTGATGCCAAACACCAAGGCGACAAAACTGGCGACCACGGCGGCGACAGTGGCGATGGTGGAGACGGCAATAGCGGCCCCAAGCCTGGTAAAGCGTCCGGCAAAAAGGCAGCTCTTTCTGGCGCGTTGCCGGCAGCGCCAACACGCGACGCCATTGACGAGATGGTGGACGACGCCATCGGCGACTGGCGCCCCCTGTTGGAGCCGCTGACCGACCCGCTGATGGCCGCCCTGAGCACCGCCATTGAGCGTGGCGACGACATCGCGACCTTTCGCGCCGCGCTGCCCGAGCTGCTGGCCGGCATGGACCACCGTGCAATGGCCGAGCGGCTGGCCGGCCCTGCATTCCGTTCCCGCCTGGCCGGTGAGGCCGACCTGGGTCTGAGCGACGCCGAGGCGTAGGCCTGCCATGCCCGCCGTCGTCATGCCCGCTGCCCTGCGCCTGGGCACCGCAACGCCCGAAGACGCCATCGCAGCCTTTGTGCAGCGCGAGCTGCTTGCGCCCAGCTTCCGCTGGCAAGACGTTTGGCAAGATGAGCACGCACGTGCCTTTGCCGTGGCGGGCGTGATGCGTGACGACGTGCTGAAGGTCTTCAAGGACGAGCTCGAATTGACCGTGCGCGAAGGGCGCAGCCTCAAGGACTTTGCGCAGCGCATTCGGCCAGCGCTGGCAAAAAAAGGATTTGGTGGCCCGGTCGACGTGACCGACCCCGACACGGGCGAACAGCGCACGATTGAATTCACCGATGCACGGCTGCGCACCATCTTTGACGTGAACATGCGTCAGAGCCACGCAGCCGGCCGCTGGGCCCGCATAGAACGCGACAAGAGGCGGCGGCCCCTGGTGATGTACCGAACCATGCGCGACGAGCGCGTGCGCGCCAGCCATGCAGCGTGGGACGGCCTGGTGCTGCCCGTAGACCACCCGTTCTGGGCTATGCACTACCCACCCAATGGGTGGCGCTGCCGCTGCACCGCATATGCGCTGAGCGAGGCTGACCTCAAGCGCCGCCTGGCTGCAGGCGAAAAACTCAAGACCGAGGTGCCGCCCGAGCAACTGGTCACCTATGTCAACCCGCGCACAGGCGAGATCGCAGCCATCCCGCACGGCGTTGACCCAGGCTTTGCCTACAACCCAGGCAAGGGGCGCGACGCCGCGCTCTATGACCAAGTGTTGCGCAAGTCGATCCAGTCGTACCCGCTGGCCGCCGCATTGGCCGTGGCGCTGGCGCAGGCGGACTTTCCGGCGATGGTCAAGGCGGCGGCCAAGGAGTTCAGCGACTGGGTGGATACGCTGGACGTCACGAGCAGCCGGCCCAGGCTCAACGGCAGCATCAAATACGTCGGCGTGCTCCACCCGGCCGCCCTACGTGCCTTGCAGCACATTGGCCGCGAGCCCGCATCCACGGTGATTGCCGTGCGCGACAGCGACGTTCTCCACGCTGTAGGCACCCGCAAGACAAATCCGAAAGCAGGCACCCCCGCAGACCGCAAAAAGGCGGCTGGCACGCCCATCAATCTGCCCTTGGAGCAGTACAAGCGTCTGCCCGAACTGCTAGCCAATCCACAGGGCTTGCTGCTGGGCCTGGGCGATGGCGGGCGAGCGGGGCCTGCCATCTTGGTGGTTGTGGACATCGGCACCGCAGACGGCAAGCTGGCCAAGGCCGTGATCAAGCTTGACGAACTGGTGCGCTTGAGCCGGCTGGCGCCATCAGTGCCCCTGAACATTGCGCGCACCGTGACGATGGTGCTGCCCCAGGCGTTGGCTGACCGCACGCGCTATCAGTGGCTGTTGGGGGCGCCGTGATGGTGCTGCTGCCAGGCGGAAGGCTAAACCCGCATACGACGAACCTTGGGGGAGGCACGCCCGGCCGGCAGCACGTTTTTCCCGGCGCGACACTGGCAGCAGCAAGGGGAGTTTAGGTCGAATGGCTGAATTCCTGAGCATCGATGTCACCGGCAACCGCGAACTGCTGGCGGACCTGGAGCAAGCGCTCAAGCGCATCGAGCGGCCGGCCGAACTGATGCGTGCGCTGGGTGCGCGGCTGGAGGCCGCCATTCAAGAGCGCTTTGACACCAAGCGCGACCCCGATGGCAATGCCTGGGACGGCCTGGCGCCCAGCACGCAAAAGCGCTACGACCGCGCCGACACCGCAAAGGGCGGCAAGTTCAAAGGCCAGGTGCGCAAGCGCGGCACGCTGCTGGAGCGCACGCGGCAGATGCGCCAAAGCCTCACAAGCAACGCCGGTGACGACTACGTCGAGGTGGGCATGAGCCGCCTCAGCGACGGCGGCAAGTGGAGCATCCCGCTGCTGCACGAGACCGGCACCACCCGCATGCCCCGGCGCGGAATCTTCTTCAGCGACCCCGATGCGGGCACCCTGGGTGCGCAAGACGAGGCAGCGCTGGATGAAGAGCTGACGGCGTTTCTGGACGACGTTTTCGGGGTTTGACTTCCGATATTCGTTGCCCGCCTCGATTGACCATGTATCACCAAACTCGGAGTATCAAGATGAGTTATTCATTCACTGTCAAAGGCCCGACCAAGGATGCAGTAAAGGCGTTGGTGGCCGCGCAGTTTGACCAGGTGGTGCAGGCCCAGGCCTGCCACCTACGCGACAAGGCGCAAGCCGTGGCCGCTGCAGGCGCCTTTATCGACCTGGTGGCTGACGACTTTGCCGGGCGGCAGCTGCAGGTGCACATGAACGGCTCGCTCACCGGCACCTGGCAAGGCAGCGACGTGACCCGCGTGACGGGTGCCGCCTTTGGCGTGAGCGTCGGCCTGGTGGATTGAGGGCGCGAGATGACCTTGAACATTGCGGTCATCGTCTTCTGCGCTGCGGTCGCCCTACTGTGCGTTGTGGAGATCTACGCCGCAAGAACAAGGCGGGACCACATCGATGCTCTCCAGCAATACATGGCCGCGCTGGAGGCCGCGCAAGCGGCCTTGCCGCCAGATCGGGAGCTTGCTAGTAGGGCAAGAGCGTCCGCAGGTTATTGAGGTTCAAAGGACCTCGCGAAAAAGGTGGCGCGATGAGGAACATGAGCTTTGCCATGACGACGAGCCAGATCATGGAGGGCACCAAGACCGTAACCCGCCGACTCGGCTGGCTCCACGCCAGGCCGGGCCAGCAACTGCGCCCGGTGCGTAAGTGCATGGGTTTGCGGCCGGGCGAGAAGCTGGACGTGCTACGCGACCCGCTGACCATCGTGAGCGTGCGCCGCGAGCTACTGCGCACGATGCTGGATGCCGTGGACTATGGCTTCCGCGAGTGCGTGCTTGAGGGGTTTGGCGCGCACCCGGATTACAAGTGGCCAAGCCAGTTTGTGGCGATGTTCTGCGCGACCCACAAGGGCTGCACCCCAAAGATGATGGTGACGCGCATTGAGTTCGCGTACCACCCGGCCGATCGAGATCCCCTGCCACACCACGGATTCACCACAGGCGGCGCGATCGGCATGCCATGAATTGGCGCTGCCTAACAGAAAGTTGAGCTGCACCGAAGGTGTCAGCTCGAACGCACGTTAGGCCGCGCACGTCCTAAGCCGGTTTAACTACCCCAGGCACCACCAGCCCGCCACAGTGCGGGCCATGCGCTTACTCACCGCCCTCCTTGCTGCATCGCTGGCCGTCACGGCCGACGGACGTGCGCAGGTGCTGCCATTTGGTGAGTTCAAGGCCCGCGACGGCCGCCCAGGCCCCGGCAAGGTCTGGAAGCTCGACGACGCCAAAGGCGCCGCCCTCGCCGCCCGCATGAACGCGGTGGCCGCGCTCACGCCCATCGTGGTGGACTACGACCACCAGACCATTCACGCCATCACCACGGGTGCCAAGGCGCCCGCGTCGGGCTGGATCGGCCAGGTCGAATGGCTCAACGGCCAGGGCCTGTTCGCCCAGGTGGACTGGACGGCCAACGCCAAGGCGCTGATCGCGGCCGAGGAATACCGCTACTTCAGCCCCGTGATCGAACACGACGAAGACACCGGCGAAGTCACTGGCGTGCTCATGGGCGCGCTCGTCAACTACCCCGCGTTGCTGGGAATGCAAGCCGTCGAGGCCGCATTGGCAGCGCAATTTTCAACACCCCGAACCACCCCACGCGAGAGCACCGAAATGACACTCCTTGCCAGCCTCCTGCTTGCCATTGGCCTGCCCGCTGAGACCACCGAGGCCACTGCGCTGACCGCCGTGTCTGCCCTCAAGGCCACTGCCGACACCGCCACGACCCGCCCCGCTGTGCCCACCGCGCTGGCTGGCCTGCTGGGCATTGCGCCTACCGCCGACGAAGCCGCTGCGCTGGCCGCTGTGACCGCGCTGCAGGGCAGCGCCGCCAACGGCCTGGCCGGTGCCATGCAGCAAGTCACCGCTCTGCAGGGCCAGGTGACCGCGCTGATGCAGGCGCAGGGCGAAGCCGAAATCACCGGCCTGGTCGACGGCGCCATTGCCGCAGGCAAGTTTGTTCCGGCCTTCCGCGACGAACTGCTCAAGCTGGGCCGCACCAACAAGGCCGCGCTGGCCGGCATGGTGGGCGCAGCGCCCGTCATTCCGGGCCTGGCTGGCCAGGCCACAGCCGCTGCTGCCGCTGCAGCCGCAGTGCAGGGCGACAGCACCGCTGTGGCCGCGCTGTCCAGCGCCGAGGCGCTGAAGGCTGCATCGCTGATGGGCATCAAACCCGAAGCCTGGGCCGCTGCCATCAAGACGCCGGCCTGACCAGGTCTGACGCAACGGCGAACACCCAACCCACACCCCCCGACTCCCGGAGCACGCAATGGCCGCAGCCACCCAAGACCGCAACACCCGCCAGCGCGCTGGCCACTCGCGCAGCTTCCCGCTGGCCGCCACCACCAAGCTGTGGGCCGGCATCATCGTCTGCATCAACGCCAGCGGCCTGCTGGTGGCCGGCGCCACGTCCACCACGCTCAAGAGCGTGGGCGTCACCAACGCCACGGTGGACAACTCCGCAGGCGCTGCCAGTGCCATCAGCGGCGAGGTCCACACCGGCGTGTGGGGCCCCTTTGGCAACAGCGCCAGCACCGACCAGATCACCCTGGCCGAGGTGGGTGACGACTGCTACATCGTGGACGACCAGACCGTGGCCAAGACCGACGGCAGCGCCTCGCGCAGCGTGGCGGGAAAGATTTTCTATGTCACCACCGAAGGCGTGTGGGTCGACTTCGGCTGACCGCACCACCACCCGCACCCACCACCGCGCCACCAGGCCGAACCGCACCCACACCCAGGAGCACCCTTCATGATCCTCAACGCCTCTTCGCTCGCCATCCTCGCCCAGGCGGTGGTAATGCGCTTCAACCAGGGCCTGGGCCGCTCCATCACGCCCTGGGACTTCTTGGCCATGACGGTGCCCAGCACCACGGGCGAGAACATCTACCCGTACCTCAAGGAATTTGGCTTCATCCGTGAATGGGTGGGCGACCGAGAAATCCAGAACATCGCCAAGGGCGACTTCAAGATCGGCAACAAGACCTTTGAGCAGACCCACGGCATCCCGCGTGAGGCGGTGGCTGACGACACCTACGGCCTGTATGGCCCGATGTTTGAGCAGACCGGCCAGAACGTGGCCAGCTTCCCGGCCGAGCAGGTGTTCAGCCTGCTCAAGGCCGGCTTCACCACGCTGGGCCCGGACGGCCAGTACTTCTTCGACACCGACCACCCGGTGGCTTCTGGCGTGGTGTCCAACCACATGGGCGGCTCGGGCGAACCCTGGTACATCGTGGACGCCAGCAAGGTGTTCAAGCCTTTGATCTGGCAGCCGCGCCAGTCCTTCGACCTGGTGCGCCTGTTTGACCCGACCGATGCCAACGTCTTCTTCAAGAAGCAGTTCATCTGGGGCGTGGACGGCCGGGCCGGCGTGGGCTTCAGCCCCTTCTGGCAGTTGGCATTCGCCAGCAAACAGACGCTGGACGACACCAACGTCACGGCGGCACTCACTGCCATTTCCGTGCAGCGCGGCGAAACCGGCAAGCCCCTGGGCGCGATGGGCACGCACTTTGTGTGCGGCCCCACCATCGGTGAATCCGCGCGCCGGCTGTTCACCAACGCGCGCCTGGCCAACGGTGCCGACAACCCGTTGCTGAACCGCCTGCAGGTGGTGGTGGCTCCCGAGCTGCTCTGACCGATCAACCTGGCCCCTGATCCCCGAGACCTTGCACCCGCGTCGGCATCGCGCCGCCGGGTTGCAGGTCCACCCCACACCGCACCGGAGTCGCCCACATGGCAACCGAAAAGAAAGTCAAATCCGCCGCCCCCGCTGGCTCGCTGCTGGCCTTGCGTGTGGTCAGCAAAAGCCCGCTGGGCACCATGCGCCGCGCCGGCTTTGTGTTTGAAGCGTCGGCCCAGGTGGTGGCGCTTGCAGACATCACCCCCGAGCAGGCCGAGGCCATCAGGGCTGAGCCCCTGCTGGACGTGACCGAGACCGAGATCGAGCCGCCTGCCGCCAAGAAGGCCTGACCAGAACTCATAGCGCCCCCGGCCATCTGGCCTGAGAGCCCACGGCCAGGTGCAGATCCTGGCCGTGGGATGGGGATAGCGCCCAACCACCACCCCGAGCCAAGCCCGCACCATGAGCGCCCCCTACGTGACGCCGCAGACGCTGATCGACGCCTTTGGCGAGGCCGAGCTCGTGGAGCTGACCGACCGCGAGACCCCGCGCTCGGACGAGGTGGACTTTGCGGTGGCGCAACGCGCCTGCGACCGCGCCACGGTGGAAGTGAACGCCGCGCTGGCCGTGCGCTACGCCCTGCCGCTGGCCGCAGTGCCCGAGCTGCTGCACTACCTGGCGCTGGACATTGCCCGCTTCTACCTGCATGAGGTGGAGCCACCCACTCTGGTGAAGACCCGTTTTGACGCTGCGCGCCAGACGCTCAGCGCTCTGGGCGCCGGCCGCCAGAGCCTGGGGCTTGACCTGGCCGGTGTGACCGTGGCGCCCACGCCGCAAGACCTGCCGCAATTTGCGCCAGGCGAAAAGGTGTTTGCCAGGGGCACCTGGTGAGCACCTGGGCCACTGACGCGCTGTGGCTGGGCCCGCACATCTGCACGCGCCTGCGTGAGCAGGTGCCCGAGCTGCGCGAGGTCTTTGTGCTCGACGACCTGGTGCCCGGGCAAAACGACCCCAAGCATGACCCGGCGGCCGTGGTGCTGCTGGACTCTTTGGTGCCGCCTGGCAGTGACCCGCTGCAGAGCCAGGCGCTGGCCGAGCAGGGCTGGTTGGTGCTGTTGGCCGTGCGCAGCGTGCGCAAAGACGGCGACCGCAACCGCCAGCTGCTGGGCCCGCTGGTGACCCAGACCGTGCGTGCCATGCAGGGCTGGTGCCCGCCTGGCAGCAAGCGGGCTTTCACCTGGCGGCGCGGGCCGCGCCCGGACTACGGCAAAGACATCAGCTACTTCCCGCTGCTTTTCAACATCCAGATGGTGGCCGCTTGAGCGGGCCCACCTGACCCCACCTGACCCGACCGGAGAACCCACATGGCAGAAATCATCAAGAGCTACATCGGCGTGGGCAAAGTGCTCGCCCGGGTGTTTGGCACCACGGGCAAGTTCCGGCACGTGGGCAACGTGAGCGGCCTGCCGCTCAAGCACACCGTGGACGTGCAGCGCCAGCCCGACTTCACCCGCAGCGGCGGCGGAACGGCGGTGCGGGTCGAGCGCATCCAGCAGATCGAGTGCGCCATGACCTGGCTGACGTTCAGCCCCGAAAACTGGGCCATCGCAATGGCGGGTGTGGCCAGCACCGTGGCCCTGGACACCATCGCCGACGAGGTGATCAAGGGCTACAAGGGCGCCACGGTGCCCTTGGCGCACCCGCCCTCGGTCATCACCACCGTGACCGACAGCGCGGGCATCACCACCTACACCGAAGGCACCGACTACGAGATGAGCGGCGCGGGCCTTTACTTTCCCGACGCCAGCACCATCGTCGAAGCTGCTGACCTGAAGGTGGACTACGACCACGGCGCTTACACGCGGCTCGAAGCCGCAATGGGCACGGCCACCGAGCTGGAGCTGATGTTCGAAGGCCTGAATGAGGCCGACAGCGACAAGGCGGTCATCGTCAACCTGTGGCGCGTGAGCGTGCCGTCGGCTGAAGAGATTCAGCTCATCGGCACCACCCTGGGTGAGATGAAGTTTGCGGCCGAGCTGCTGAAGGACGCCAGCAAGGGCACGGGCGTGTCGGCCTACTACCGCGCGCTGCTGGGCAGCTGACCCTGCGCCCCTGACCCCGCGCACACCACATGGCCACGAGCGGCGGGGTTAAGGAGGTAGGCATCCGCCTTAAGGTGGGTGCCGCCGGCCTGGAAAACGCCACCGCGCTGGGCAAGAGCCTGCGCGATCTGGGCGTAGACACCACCGCGCTGGACTCCAAGGCCCAGGCGCTGGACGCCGAGCTCAAGGCGCTTGCTGATCAGCAAAGGGTCATCGACGCGTTTGTCCGCACCAAGGCGGCAACGGTAGGTGCCGCATCGGGGCTGGAAACTGCGCAAGCCGCCGCGCAGGCCCTGGGCCGCGAGATGGCCCAGGCCGAGGCGCCCACCAAGGCGCAAACCGCTGCCCTGGACCGGGCGCGCACGGCCGTTACCGCAGCCAAAGACGCCTACACCGCGCAGCGGCTTGAACTGCAGCAGCAGCGCACCGCTCTGTCGGCCGCCGGCATCGGCAGCGACGGCCTGGCTGCAGCGCAGATTCGGGTGCGCCAGCAAACCGAGGCGGCCAAGCAAGCCGCCGTCACGCTGACCGCCCAATACAAGGCCACAGCCGATGCGGCGCAGGCCAGCGGCGCCAAGCAGCAAGTTGCCGCCCAGGGCGTTGGCGACAGCCTCAAGGGCTTGGGCACCCAGCTGCGCACTCTGCAAACCCTGGCCGGGGCGGCCATCGGTGGGCAACTTCTGGGCGGCCTCGCGGGCGACATCACCAAGACCGCCGACGCATACCAGAACCTGCAGGCCCGCATCAGGCTGGTGACGGGCGAGGGGGCGGCGTTTGACACCGCCTTCCAGGGTGTCTTTGACATTGCCACACGCACCAACAGCAGCCTGGAAACCACTGGGAACCTATTCACGCGCATTGCCCAGGCGGGCGCGACCATTGGGCGCACGCAGCAAGAGTCGTTGGCGCTCACTGAGACCATCAACCAGGCCATACAGCTCAGCGGCGCCACCGCCGGCGCCAGCGATGCGGCCATCGTGCAGTTGGTCCAAGGCCTGCAGTCGGGTGTGCTCAGAGGCGAGGAATTCAACTCGGTGATGGAGCAGGCCCCGCGCCTGGCCAAGGCGCTGTCCGATGGCCTTGGCGTGAGCACTGGCGAGCTGCGCAAGATGGCCGAACAGGGCCAGCTGACAAGCGCCACCGTCATCCAGGCACTGGCTGGCCAAAGCGCTGCCGTGCAGCGCGAGTTTGAGAAGTTGCCGCCCACCGTGGGCCGGGCCCTGCAAAACCTGTCCAGCCACTGGACCGTGTACGTGGGCGAGGTGGACCAGGCCAACGGCGTGAGTTCCACAGCGGCCAAGGCCATCAACCTGCTGGCCCAGAACCTGGACACGCTTGCCGGCTTCCTGTTTTCAGCCGGCAAGGCGGCCCTGGCCTACAAGGCCATCAACCTGGCGGCCTTGTTCCTGGAGAAGGCTGCCGCTGCCCGCGTGGCGGCCACCGCCGTGGCTGCCGAGACTGCCGCCACCGCCGCCCATGCGGCGGCCACCACGGCCGACACTGCCGCCACGGTGGCCAACACCGCCGCACGCACCGGCAACGCGGCCGCAACGGTGGCGATCGGTAAGGGGCTGACCGGGGCGGGCGCAGCGGCCGCTGAGTCTGCCAAGGGCATGGGCGTGGCACACGCTGCTGCGGGGCTGCTGGGCAACGCTCTTGGCGCCATCAAGCTGTTCAGCCTGGTCGGCGTGCTGACCAACATACGCGAGATTGGCACCACGCTCGGCGAGGGTGTCGCCAAGTGGGCTGGCTACGGGGACGCTGTCGCCGACGCCGAGCTGAAGCTGCGAGCCGACGAAGCCGCATCCAAAGCCAACATGCAAGCCAAGCAGGAACTGGCTGCCCAGTTACAAGCCACTGCCGAAGCCGCGCAGGGCCTGAACAAGGAAAGCCGCGCCATCGTGGCCACGTTTGACGACGTGGTCACCAAAGGCGGAAGCGTGGCCGATGCGCTTGAAAAGGTGACCAAGGAACTGCAGCTCGGCGAGCCCACCGGCATCACCAATGCGGTGACTGCGCTGGACGCGCTGGAGCGCAAGGGCAAGATCACCGCCGACCAGGTGCGCGCCGCGCTGGCTGGCGCACTCGATGGCAAAGACCTGGCGATTTTTGCCACCAACGCCAAGACCGCATTCGACAAGAGCGAACAGGGTGCGCGCCGCCTGAAGGCTGCCCTGGACGCGGTGGCCGACGAAGCGCTCAAGCGCGCTGGCACCAGCGTGCAGGAACTGCAGGGCGGCTTTTCCAAGGCCATGAATTCGGCGATCAACGACACCGACGCGCTGATTCAGACGCTGGGTGACATGGGCATCAAGGGCGAGCAGGCCGCCCAGCTTGTGGGCAAGAGCCTGGACAAGGAAATCGCGGCGGCCAACACCGAGCGGGCGATCAAGGCCGTGACTGATCGTGTGACCGAGCTGGGCCGCCAGGGCATCCTGTCCGGAGAGCAAGTCACCGAGGCCTTGACGAAGATCGAAACCAAGGCGGGCCAACTCAAAAAAGGCGTCAACACTCTTGCTGAAGCGCTGGCGATCCTGGGCATCAAGTCAAAAGAGAAGCTTGACCAGGTTGCTGCTGATTCACGTGCAGCCTTTGAATTTGCCGAGCAAAGCGGCAAGGTCAGCATCGGAGAGCTGATCAAGGCCTTCAACAAGATGCGTGACGACGCCATCGCGGCCAACAACGGCATAGAGCCGAGCTGGATACGGCAGAAGCAACTGATGCTGGAATCAAAAGCCAGCGCTGCGGGGCTTGGCTCCAGCATCGTGCAAGCGATGGGCGATGCAGCCAAGGCCACCGACAAGGCCAGCACGGCCCAAGAGCGCTACAACCAGCTGCTGCGTGATGACCCTTCGCGCCTGGTGGGCGGCAATGGACTCGCCGGCATAGGGCCGAGCCAGGACGGCACCGATTTCGGTGTGCGCAGCGCGGGCGGTGAGGCCAACAAAGTCAACGGTCTGCCACCCATCGACTCCTACGGCGCCCTGATCCGCAACACCGCCAGTGGGGACGTCACCCGCACCGTAGACGGCCCTCAAGCGGTGTCGCCAGGCGAAGGCTGGACCTACACGCTGGACCCGGCGCAGATCGTCACCAAAGGCATAGACGAGCGCGGCAACCCCGTGCCAGGTGGGTGGATGCGCACGCCGCAGCCCAACCGTAGTCTGATAGGCGGCAATGGCTTCGGCGGCGTTCCGACTATGGGCGTTGCCGACAGCGCGTTTGACATCTCGGACCCGTTTGGAAACGCCGCGCGGACGAATGCGGCGCCCGCCGCCGACTCGGGCGCCAGCTACACCGTCAACGTCACCATCGGCGGCACCAGATACGGCATTGCTGCCGCCAGCAAGAAGGCGGCTGACGACATGGTTCGCGCGCTTGAAGAAGCCTACCGCGCAGGCGGTGGGTCAGGAGGTTGACCTTGGCCACCACACTGACCCACGGCGCCACCACGGTGCAACTGCTCGGTGCACCACTGTGGATTGACGAGTACACATGGAAAGCTGTGCTGCAGCGCATTCGCCCCACGGTCACCGGCGCTGTGAATGTCGAAGC